ATTTATTTGAAATTCCTCTGGCTGGAGAACTTTCTCAGTTAGAGTTATATTTCCTGCTGAAGTAAAATCACAACTCGCATTAGCTATCAAACCTGATACTGCCATCTTGCTGATGTTAGATTTATATTTAATATTGGGCATTACTTCAATACCACCTTTTGCGATTGTATCGCCTGAAAGTAATGCAGCAGCGATATATCGCCCTGCCCAAGTACCCTCATAATTGCTAGTTACACTTAAAGCCATTTTATTTATATTTATTAGTTATTTAATTTTTCAAAGATTCTATCTTTAATAGACATTCTTCTGTTTTGTGAAAATTGAAATCCTGTAGCTTTTTCTCCTGATTTTGTTTCAGGGCTATGTTTAATAGGCTCAGTAGCTGGTTTAGAAAGTTCTTCAACTTTTTCAGCTTTTACTTCAACTTTAGCCAATTCTGCTTCAGTATCTACTTCTTCAACTTTTTCAGAATTTGGTTCTTTATCTTTTTTAAGATCTGCTATAGCATCTTCAAGATTTTGGATTCTTTTTTCCATACCTTTCCAATCAGCTACATCAGCTTCTTCTTTACGATCTTCTTCTTCTTCTAATTTAGCTTGAGTAAGATCATCAATTAAGCCCTCTTCTTTTACTACTAAAACCTCTCCTGATTCTAGTTCGTAAGATCCGATTGGCATTTTTACTTTATCCTCATCTGTTTTGATGAAAACTTCTTTACCTTTAGAAAAAGCCTCAGCAGTTATTACTGTACCATTTTCTAATTTCCTATCTTCAAGATCTACTTGAATATCTAGGATTGTTTTAATTTTATTAAGCATATCACTACTTTTCATAATTACTATATTAACGATTTATAAATTTAATTTTGCATTTTCAGGATGCTACCCTATTAATTACACCTATTCCTTGAGCAAATAATGAACCATCACAACACTCTATAGAATATGTATTTTTATCTTTACAATAACAAGCTCTTCTATTTCCTACAGGGCTTGTACGACTTGGAAAATAATCTTTATTTTTTCTCACTTAATTTTTTGAGTTTAGTTTCTGCCCATTTCTTAGCAGCTAAGCCACCCCATAACAAATAAGATATTGTGCCACAGGCCTCTCTATCCTCTGCATTATAGTACTCTTCTGCTTTTGATAAATAAGAATACATCCTTTTGATTGCTTGTTCACTTATAGGCTTTCCTTGAGCTAATTGAGATGCTCTAATTTTACTGACTTCTGTAGCACACTTATTCTTTAATTTTTTATTAAGTTCAATACCTTTTTTTGCATTGTTTTTTACTGCAATAGGATAATCTTTATAGGTTTCTAAAATTAAATTTTTACCTTCTTTATATCTAGCATCCTCCTTAATAATTCCTGTAATCATATTAAGCATATATTCTGCCTCTTCTTCTTCTATCTTTTTAAGCTCATCTTTATTTGATTTTGTCTTTTCTATACGATCAGCAAAAAATCCTTCAATACTAAAGCCTTTTACTTTACCTGATTTAACATACTCATTCCAAACCTCATCATTGTTTACTTTAACAGCACCCATCCAAGTTCCAACAGGTACATCAAAACCATATTTCCTGGACTTATCTAATTTCTCATCATCTACTAACCAGCTTTCAACTAAAGTAAGGCCATTAATTTCGTGGCTATGTTCTAAAGTAGAATTATTTTGATTGCCATTTCTAAGATAAAGCTGAGATGCTTTTGCTATAGTATCTTTTGAAAAGTAAATATAATACTCTCCATTTAGGTTTTTTCTATATATGGGCCGATTAGGAACAAGAAGAGGGCCTAATAGGATCTTCTTTTTCTTATCAATTTCAGCTAATTTTATTTCTTGATCTTTAAGGGCAATAAAATCTTCTTCTATTGCTGGATTTTCTACTATTGAAATTGCTTCAACTCCTGTTATCTCTTGATCTTCATCTAATATTAATTCTACTATCTTCATAACTTAATAACGATTTTTATATTATATTTTGTATTATAATGATGCACCATCTATAATGTTTCTTTCTAATCCCTGAGCAGTAGTTACATCATTACTAACTACAAAGGCTTGAACAGGAGCTTGATTTCCTAAAGCACTTGCTATCTGACTTATACCAGATCCCCCAACTCCTGTTACTTCAGGAGGTATTGAATCTATTTCAGGAGCTGAGGCTTGAACATTTGGAGCTTGAATATTTACTGATCCACCACCACCAGCTCCAGCACTTGCAGCAGCACTTTTAGTAGCACCTACTGCTGATTTAATTGCACTAACAATACCAAAAGCTGTTGCAGCAAAACTCAATATAAAAGGAATATTAAGTGGAGGAGGAGCAGCACTTGCTGACTTAGCAGCACCCTTACCTAATTCAACTCCTGATTCTGCTGCATTTACTGTTGCATTACTTAGAGCTTTTTTAGCTGTTGAAATTTGTTCTTTAGCATCTAATATTAATTGTCTAGCTAACATAATTTGCCTAGCTATTAATAATGCCTTACCTACTTTACTTTCTGCACCTGCTAATAATACAGCATTGTTAAATGTTTTTTCTCTAGTAGCTCTTTTAGCTGCTTCAATTTTCTCTTCTTCTGCTAATTCTTTTTCTCTATCAGCAGTTTTTTTATCTGCTAATTCTTTTGCTTTAGCATCATCTTCAGCATCATACTCAGCTTGTTTAGCTACTAAAGCCTCTCTTCTAGCTGCATCTAATTCATCAGTTACTAGGTTTTGTTCTTCTGCTTGAAGTAAAAGATTTTGGAAATGTTCTTCAATCTTAATTAATTCTAAAGCTCTTTTTTCTTCTTTTGAAACAGCCTCAGCATCTCTTATTTGTTTTTTAAGCTCAGCTAGTTTTTTAGCATTTTCTACTTCTTTAGCATCAGCCTCTTTTTGTGCTGCCTTTTCAGCAGCCTCTTCAGCTTTTCTTTCTGCTTTAGCCTCTCTTAAATTTGTAGTAATCTCAGCAGTAAGTGTTTTTTGTTTCTTTAATCTTGATGCCTCTAATTCAATAACCTTAGCTCTTAATGCAGCCTCTTCATCTAGATCTTCTTTTGTAGATTTACTTAATGAATTTTCTAATGTCTTAGCATCAGCTCTTAATTTAGCTGCTTCAATTTCTTTAAGTGTAATTTCTTCTTCTATTCTACCTGCCTCTTTTAATGCTGCTATTCTATCTCCAATAGAAACATTTTCTTTATCAGCAGCTATTTCTCTAAGCTCATTAAATTTTCTAGTAGCCTCAGCTCTATCTATTTGTAATTGCCTTTCTAATTTATCAGCTTTTGCTCTAGCATCAGCAAGTTCTCCAGCCTTTTTAATTTCTTTTGAAGTTTCTTCTCCAAAGTTTTTGATACCTTCTGTTACTGCATTTATTGATTCTCTAGCTCCTTTAAAATCTCCTGAAAATACTTTGATTACTGCAAATCCAAAATCTGAAAGTATATCAGTAACATTTCCAATTACTACTTTAATTTGAGTAAACCATCTACTCATTTTATTTTGGCCTTCTTCTGATGAAGTTAATGCACTTGCTATACCAGCTATTGCTGCAATAATAGGTACTGCTACAAAAGCAACTGCTGCTAATCTAGCTAATTTTAAACCTTTAGCAGCTCCTCCAACACTTCCTGTAAAGTTTTTTGTAGAACTAATTAAGCCACCTGTTTGACTATCTAAAATACCTAATACTCCAGTATAATCAGCAGCATCTTTTTTAGATTTTTTAAGTGTATCATTGGCTCTTTCTCTATCTTTGTTTACATCTTTAAGGCCTTGTTTTTCTTCTATTAATCTGTTTTTAGTTTCTTTTATTTTTTTGTTTAAGGCATCTCTTCTTTGCATTGCCTTCCCAGACATCCCCTCTGTTTCAGAAAGTTTTTTATTATATCCTGCAAGTTCTTTCTCTAGACCTGATACTAAATCTTCCTGAGCCTCAAAGGATTTATTAAGCTCATCTACATTAGCTTGAGCATCTTTAGTAGATACTTTTAATTCGTATGTTTTAGATACTACTGCCATTTAAGTTCATTTTTAACTTGTTTATATGCTTGTTTAAAAGATGTAGGTAAAGCATACTTACCCTGAGCAATTCTTATATTTTCAGTTACTCCTTCGCATACTTGTAATAAATCTATAATGTTTTTTATCATACTATATTTAATAATTCTAAATTACTATCTCCTGTTATTAAGTTTGTCTTTATACTATTAATTCTATAGTTTCTATTATCTAACGAAATTTTATCATTCAATTTTAAATTATATATAATTTTTAAAGGAAGTTTCGCTTT